TGACTCTTGAAGATAAAGCCGCTTTAGGTAGACTAATAAACGAACTTCAAGAACTTCAATACACCGGAGCCACAGAATACTACAAGACCGAAGTAGAAAATAGAAAAAATTTAATCCGTTCTCAACTTCTCAAAAATCAAGAGTGGGATGACGGAGATATACTTAACGCTGAAGTAGAAAGAAAGTTTGAAGACTCTCAATGGTTTCAAGATAATCATATTTATGTCGAAAGATACATAGACGGTAAACTTCAACTTATTCCAAGACCAATAGCTATCTGGAGAAGAACTGTTCCTTCTGATTACGCTATTGATACTATTAAACAAGAAGCTAATGCTTTAGCGGATAGACTCGAACAACAAGACCCTGTAGCAAACAAAGAAAGAATAAAAGAACTTAGAGCTCTTAAAGTAGTTCAAGAACGAGTTCCTTCTAGAGTTTGGTTTAGTTATCGAGTAAACCCTAAATTAGAAAATCAAAACTACAGCCGAGATATTAATTTCAAAGTAGTCAAAGGAGCTTTTTATAACAATGAATGGGATACTTTATCTCCTGAGAAAAAGTCTATTGCAAAAGATCTTCTTGATTTTTATTTAGAAGAACAAAAAGACCAATATAGTCAAAATAAACTTAGAACTATTCTTCCTTATCACAGGAAAGAAGGTTTAGAACTTTCTTTAGATACAGTTGCTCTTAAAAGAAAAGGAGTAGTTAAAAACGCCATCAATGAACTTAAAACCGCTTTTAGAAAACAAGACTTTCAAAACCCTGACGTAGATGACGTATATGGAGAAGTAGACCAACAAGATGCTTTTGGTAATCCTCTAGAAAAAGCAGGAAAAGTTCTTTATATGAGGTATGCTCGTCCTCTAGACAAAGGAGTAATGTCTTATGATATAATGAAAGGCATAGGACTTTACATAGGGGAAGCTACTAAGTTTAGTGCTTTGCGAGAAAACCAAAATACTATTCTTGGAGCCCAAGCTATTGCAGAGAGACGTACTATAAACTCAGGCACAAAAACTACTGAAGGTATTATTAACAGAGTGCTTTATGGCGAGAACATGAAGAACTATGATAGCAACGTAGCTAACAGAATTAGTGCTTTGTTTAATTTTACTTTAAAAAGATCAGGAGCTATGTCTCTAGGACAAAACTTAAGCTCTCCTGTAAAGAACTTAGTAGCAGGAATGGCTCAAAACTTTATCTTAGCAGGTAACTATGATATTACTTTAGCTGACTTACACGCTGCTAGAGTAGAAGCTGCATTAGCTTCAAAAGATTGGCTGTTAAATCCTCAAGTAGGTAATCGTCCTTTAAATCTCCAGATACTTGATAACTTTGGAGCTATCCAACAAAGAGATTTTGGACAAGGAGCTTTCATCAAGTCTACCTTTCTTAGAAAGTTTGGAAACATTTTTAAAATGGTCAACAGATTTAGGGAGTGGACTGAATTTGAAGTGCAAGCTACTTTGGCTTTTGCTATTATGAATAAGGTTTATGTAAAAGGCCCTAATGGAACACAAGCAAAACTTATGGATGCTTATGCTTTACAAGGAAACAACTTAGTGATTAAGCCTGGTTACGAAGTTCCTGACCATCTAGTAAGAGCTGTTCGAGCCAAGATTAAACACATGAACCACCACTCTCAGGGTTTATACGATCAACTCTATCAACCAGAAGGAACTAAGTATGTGATTTATCGTATTCTTTTTTATATGGGTAAATGGAAAGCTCCTAAAATAGAAAGATATTTTGGAAGTGAGTATGTGGATTACTTAGCCGGAGTTAGATCTAAAGGAGCCTACAAAGTTCTTTGGCAATTTGTAGTAGATGTAGCTAAGTATCAAAAGAATTTTATAGCTGCTTATCAAACTTTAACTCCAACTGAAAAGAAACAAATTGCTCCTATTTGGAGGACAACTGTACTTACTGCTAGTTATATGGTTCTTCAAGCCCTACTCAAAGACTGTGACGACGATGGGGATCAAGATGCTTGTGACTACGCAAACTGGCTAGCTAAAGGTGTAGGAGACGAACTAGAAAGCTTAGATCCTATTATGACTCCAATAAACTTTACTTATGGATTCGTAGACCAGAAAACACAAATCTCCGCACCTGAAAGAGTAGTAAACCAGCTTATCTCTCCTTTGACTAGGATGTGGAACATATTTAGTGACCCAGCTATACGGTTCTTTGACCCTATGGAGCCTTACTATAAAAGAAACTCTGCAGGAAAAATAGATTGGAACACAACAGACCCTCTTTATGGAGGTAAACCTGCCATAGCTGTTTTAGCACTTAAGCTTAGTGGTTTTGGAGAACTTGATGTTAGTCCTAGAAGAATGGAATACAAGTCTCGTAGCTTTACACACTTTAATCCTAAGCTCTACACAGAAAAAACAGAAACACGGTATATAAGTGAAGAAGGCAGTGTTAAAAAGATAGAGTCTGAAAGCGAAAAAGAAGAAAGAAAAGAAAAGAAAGAAAAAAATAGAGAAAGCATGGAAGTAGCAGGAGTTAAAACTAAAAAGAAAAAGACTAGCTTCCAAGAAAGAATGAAATCAAAAAGAGCTAAAAAGTCTTCTCTATTTAAAAAAGCAAAATCTAAAAAGAAGAGAGACTAACTCTTGACTTAATTTTTTAAAACTTTATCTTTGAGTATATGTCAAACCAATCTAACGACAACCTTAAAATTAATCCCTGGGCACTGATTAGCTGGATACTGTTCTTTTTTTCTTTGGCTATGTTTGCTAAGTCTTGTGAAAACGATTACAATTCTTACATAGCTGTAAGAAAGATTGACTCTCTTTACCAAGTAATATCTAAAGTCAATACCCAGATAGACAGTTTGAAGGTTACTAGAAAAAAACTAATCTCTGAAGAAAGACGAATCCATGAAGAATCTACTAAAATTATTGAACGTATTTTGTTGGCTCCTGATAGTGTCCAATGTTTTATTACCGAAGAACTTGTTAGGGAACACACCTACCTCGACACTATTCGATAGCAGTAAATCTCAAGTAAAAGTTGATACAATTTGTAAGAAAGTTATCAACATTTATTTAACAAAAGGATTAGAAGCCAGAAAGTTAGTCTTTGTTCTAAAAAGACAAATAACTTTAGATTCTCAAATTATCAACCTAAAAGATACAGTTATTTCTAAATACGAAATAATCAATAAGGACTTGGATTCCAGACTAAAAAAACAAGAAAACAAGTTAGTGATTGCTGTTAAAAAAGCCGAAACAGAATACTTTTGGAAAAGAGTATTTCAAGGAACTACTTTATTTTTTGCAGCACTCTTTCTAGCAAAGTAAATTAAGTTAAACTTTAATCATTAGGAATTACAAAACTATCAATCTAGTTTTGTATTCCATATACCCCAATATGGTAAGTAACGAAATAAGAGAAGCTATAGTTCGGTTTTACAAAGAAAACCCTACAACTGAACTAAGTGCTTTTGAAGTAGGTAAAAAGTTTGGATTAAGTTCTTCTCAACAACACAAGATTTCTCAGTATGTAAGGAACTTAAAAAAAGTAGCTTTTGGTACTCGTTGGAAAAAAGCTGAGGTTAAAGAAAAACTTGAAGACGTTTTTAACTCTCTTAAAAGTTTAAAAGAGAACTTTGAAAAAGGAACTTTAGAAAGTACCATTACTACTTCTTTTGACCCAAAGACAATTGAGGATTTATATAAAGAACATCAGGTTAATCCTGAGATCTACGTTATAAAAAATTACTGGAGTAAAAAACAACCCAATGGAAACTTTACTTCAAGTGTATTCGCAGTAAGAAAAACTATTGATACAGCGGAACCCTACGAATTTGTCGAACTACTAAAAAATTATGACTCACCTTACACCCCGATCAAAAAGAGTGAGATTTGCGTTAATTCTGCTTTTACTAGACCTTCTTGCCTTATTCTTCATCTTACTGACTTCCATCTAGACAAACAAGACATTTACGGAACAACTCTCGAAGAAAAGAAAAAACAATTTTACCAAGTAGCAACTAAACTTCTTTACAGAGCCTATCAGTCTAATTATATAGACGAGATAGTTTTTGTTTTAGGAAGTGATATGCTTCATACAGACACTTACCAAGGAACTACAACTAATTTAACTCCCCAAGACTCAAACACTACTTGGCACAATGCCTTTACTCAGGCTTTTGACATTTACGCAAACACTATTCAAATCTTAAAACAGTTTTGTAATAAGTTAAACGTAATCTTGGTGCCAGGTAATCACGACAGAACTAAATCATTTTATCTAGCTTATGGCTTGGAAAAATACTTTGAAGCAGACGATAATATACTATTCGATACGAATCCTATACCTCGTAAGGTATTTACTTACGGCTCTACCTTTATAGGACTTCATCACGGAGATTGTAAGATTACAGATCTTCCACTTATCTTTGCAAAAGAATACTGTAAAGAGTGGGGGCAATGTACCTATCACCAGATTCTAACCGGGGATAAACATCATGTATTCGAAAAAGAAATTCAAGGAGTTCGCATTCGTCAGTTGCCTTCTCTTTCAAAAGAAGATAATTGGCACAACCAGTCTAATTATGTTAACGCAGTTAAAGCAGCTATAGCAATTATTTACGACAAAGAATATGGTTGCTGTATGACTATAGAGGAGAGACTATAATGTTTAGTATAATCGAACAATGCTTAGATATGGAAAAGCAAACTTCTGTAGCTCCTGATGGTTCTATAGTTCCTATGAAGCCTACACATCTTTTATTAACTCAAGACCAATACGAAGCTATCTTAAAAACTAACGGGATTAACGCTAAGAATATGCCTAGTCCTATCAAGGAATTATTCGGACTTAAAGTAATTCTAACAGATGTTCCAATAGAAGAACCTAGAGTTCTCTCAATGACTGAATAAAAAAAGGAGCCTAATAAGCTCCTTTTTCTTTTTGGTTTTTAGAGAGTTATTCGATGCCGAATAAGTCGGTTTCCCTCATAATTAAATACTCAACATTGTTAAGTTTAAGAGGAGAACCTGAGTGTTCGCTAAAGTAAACAAAGTCGCCTACTTTAACATCTTTACATTCCGAACCAGCTGCCTCTACTTTGCCACGAGGAGGATTGGTTTTTGACTGATCTGGAAGAAAGATACCGTTAATTGAATCTTCTTTTTGAGCTGGCAAGACTAAAACACGATTTGCTAACGGTTTAAACATATTGGTTTCCCCCTGTTAATGACAAAAAGCGTTCCTTATCCTCAGATACTGTCAAAGTGACACCCATTGGCATAGTGTAAACCTTTTGGTCAAAGCCAATAAGTTGTTTTTGTCCTTTGATGTTTTTGTACTTAGGTTTGCTTGGATCAGGAATCATTTGGTCGTGAGCTAAACTTAAGTAGATTTCAATGTTTCCTCCTTCGACAATACGTGCTGCAGCTACGTGGTCTAAGCTAAAACACCCTTTAACTACTTTAGTTTTTTCTTTTGAAGCAATGTAGTCAATTTCATCTTCATGTTGAACAGGCTTCTCGACTTCCCGTTCAAATTCTTCGTGGTACCAGAAGAGTTGCTTTGAGTTTTTATTTTCCATGGGCTTATGCAATATTTTTACCTTCTACTCCTCTTTTTAATCTATCTTGAGTTCTTAGATGCTGTGCATTGATAGCATTTTCAATGTGTGCAATTGTAGTCACATTGTAATCACTTGGGTAAGCATCGTTTAAACTTTCGAACAAACACTTAACATACTTAAGCATATCAAGTGCTTGGCATCCATTTACTCCGACTTCTCCAATAGGATCAGACTGAATAGTGAACTTAACGATTGGAGCAACTCCTTGTACATCTTCAACATTTTCAAGCTGAATGTAATCAAGAATTACAGGAATTTCGCCTGTAGTTTGTTCTACAAATTTATTGTAGGCTTTTTCTACGTGTCTCATTTTTTATTTTTTAATATTGCAAATATAGGCAGTTGGTATTATATTTGCAAATAACTAAAAAGCAAAAAATCAATTTAAAATTTATGGAACAAGAAAAAATCAGTTGGTCTCCAGAAGCCAAAATCGAAGTAACAGGCAGAGAGTTTGAATTCCTAATTCGTCTTGCTTCTTCGTGTGAAATCCCTCAAGCGCAACTTAGCATTAAAGATTTGCAAGAACTTTATATTCCTGCTTTGCAAGCTAGTCAAGATATTTTGAAGCGTATGCTTGAAGGCGGAATTGCTACTAAAGGAGAACTTCCTACCGAAGCTCCTGAAATAGAAGGTGCAGTTATCTAATTAGAACCCCTCCTTGGATAGTATCCATTGATTACATTTTGTGTTTGTGAAAACCCCTAATAACCCATTAGGGGTTTTTCTTTACCCCTAAACTTGACTTTTTTGCTAAAAATATTATATTTGGATAAACTTAATTATGGACTTTATAAAATCAATGTTTGTAGCCGACGGAGGAACTTCCCACAAAAGAGTACTTGGAACTCTTGGCTTTCTTTGTCTTTTAGTTTTTCTTTTTACTTGTAAAGAAAGTGTAAAACCAGAAGCCATTTCTGCTGTTGAATTCATAACCATTTCTGCAATTTTTGGAACAGTAGTTGAAAAATTCGCAGGTAAAAAAACCGAGTAATGAAACGTTTACAAGAAATCTTAAACGCAAACGGAGCCTCTCTTACCACTGACGGAATAATAGGCCCTAAGAGTTTAGCTGCTTTACACGAATATGTAAAGTCTAACCTAACTAAGAGAAAGTGGCGTATGCCTACTGACGGACTTGTTTGGATTAGAACAGACAAAAACTTAACTAATACCTTTGATGACTTTGTAGCAGTTTATAAAGGAGGTAATTGTGTTATGGCTCTTCCATGTTCTACTACTGCAGGAGACTATTATGTGTTTAACCCTTTGACTGTAGGAGGAATTACAGGAACCGCAATAGCAGCTGAACAGCAGATTATTGGAGCACACCAGTTTGTGACTAATAAAAACTGGAAATTCCTTTGGTTAAATGCTCCTTACTTTATGCAAGTAAGACCTATTACTATTTACCGGGACGGAAACAAAGATAGACTTATTGACAAATTAGTAACTCAATTTGGACTCTTTGGAATCAATCTTCACAGAGGAGGAATAGCTGCGTTTATTAACGGCTTTAGTGCAGGATGTAACATAGTTCAAGATGCTATGTGGTTTGAAGTTTGTAAGTTATTTACCAACGGACAATTCATAGATTATACTTTGTTTGAAGTATAAAATTTCTCTTGACTTTTTTTAGAAAAAGTTTATCTTTGGCATAATTGGCCCTCTTGGGCGGGATTTTATAATCCGTAAAGTTATGAGATATAAGAAGATGACTAATCCCACTGATGGGATTAACCAGACTAATAAGCAGTTAAGCACGGTTGAAGATCAACTCTGTTGTATCAACGACAACCTTATTACAGGTGTTCCTATAGCTGCTGGACCTCAATTAGATTCGTTTGGTCGTCTTCGTGTTAGTGAGCCTTTTACTTTATTTGATTCAAGCCACAGATTCGATGATAACGGTTTGTGGGCTACAGCTACTGCTACAGGCGGTACAGCTGTATTTAACTCTAACCAAGGCTTAATTGATCTTAGTGTAACCGTATCTTCTGGTTCCTCGGTAATCAGAGAGACAATTAAAACTTTCTCTTACCAACCAGGTAAATCTCTTTTAGTTCTTAATACGTTTGTAATGAGTTCTGCTAAAACAGGACTTACTCAGCGTGTAGGTTACTACGGAGATGAAAATGGTTTCTATCTAGAGCAAGAAGATTCTACTGTAGCTTTTATAAAAAGAAGTTTTATAACAGGATCAATTGTTGAAACTCCTGTTGTTCAAGCTGATTGGAACGGAGATAGACTAGACGGTTCTGGAGCTAGTGGAATTACTTTAGATTTAACTAAAGCTCAGATTCTATGGATGGATCTTGAATGGTTAGGTGTTGGTTCTGTTAGATTAGGATTTGTAATTAACGGACAGTTTATTGTTTGTCATACATTCCACCACGCCAATGTAATTCCTAGTACTTATATTACTACTGCTTCGCTTCCTCTCCGTTATGAAATTGAGAACACAGCCGATACTTCTGGAGCTTCTACGTTAAAACAAATCTGTTCTACAGTAATCTCTGAAGGAGGATACGAACTTAGAGGAGAACAACGTTCTATAGGAACTCCTATTCTTACTCCTAGAACTTTTGCAGTAGCCGGTACTTATTATCCTATAGTAGGGATTAAGTTAAAGGCAGCTAGACTTGATGCTATTGTAATTATTACTGCTATTTCTCTTTTAGGTACTGGAAATGGTAAAAATTATGCTTGGAGATTAGTAAATGGAGGGGCTACTATTACAGGAGGTTCTTGGGTTGATGCTTCTCCTGATTCTTCTGTTCAGTATAATTTAACTGGAACAAGTGTAGCAGGAGGAAGAATTTTAGCTAGCGGTTATATTAATTCTTCTAACCAAGCTTCTCCTGCACTTAATATATTAAAAGAAGCTCTTTTTTCCAACCAATTAGAAAGAAACGGACTTACTGGGGTACCTTATGAATTTGTACTTGAAGTAGCTGTGGCTTCTACTTCTGGAGGTGAAAGTGTGTTTGCTTCAATTGATTGGGAAGAAATAAGCCGATAAAACTTAAACTTAAAACTAAATAAATAAAAATGAACTATATTGACGTAAAAAATTTCCGCAAGTACGAACAACTCTTCGGAGATAATGGTCCTGCAAAGATTGGACATGTAAACTATGTCATTAAAAACACAAACGAAGACATAACCAATCTTCAAACTCAGATAGATTCTAAGACTTCCAAGATTATTACATTTAATCGTCAGACCGCTTCTTATGTTTTACAAGCTGCAGACGCAGATAAAATGGTAGAAATGAATGTAGGTTCAGCTAATAATCTAACTGTACCTGCTAACGTATTTACTGCAGGACAACAGATTCTTATCTCTCAATATGGAGCTGGACAAACTACAGTTTTAGCTGGAATAGGAATGACTATTCGTAGTAATGGAGGTAAAGACAAATTAGCTGCTCAATACAGTGGAGCTACTTTGGTTTTTATTTCTCCAACTGAAGCTTACCTTTTTGGAGATATAACTGTATAATCTTATGATACTATCTACTCACGGCATAATAATCCCTAACTCAGCTCCTTATACTTATCTTTTAGATTTGTATCCAGGAGCTGACGCTGCTTTTTCTTTAAGAAAACTCAGTAGCACCTACTCAGGAAGTGCTATCCGTGTAAGAAGAGCTAGCGATAATACAGAACAAGATATTGGATTCTCCGGAGATTTTTTAGATGTTGCAAGTTTGTCTGCGTTCTGTAGTGGAACTACTGGATGGGTAACAATGTGGTATGACCAATCTTCAAACTCAAGGGTTGCATACAACTTTACAGCTTCTCAACAGCCTTTAATTTATTCTATCTCAAGTGTATCTACCTTAAATGGTAAGCCTTCTTTAGAATATTTAAACAATTTTGCTTACCTAAAAACAAACTCTTTTACAGGAGGAATTGTTGATAGTCAATTTATGGTTGTAAGAGCTAATGTAATTAACTGTATAATATCAGACGGAAACAACACCAACAATATAAGTATTTGGACAACAAATACCCCAGGAGATTTAAGAGTATTTGCTGGAAATATAGACATTGCTTCAGGAATATTTCCATTAAATCAACAGCATTTATTAACTGCAATTACTAATGGAGCTAATTCATTAATTAAAGTAGATAACACCGAAGTAACTAAAAATATAGGCACTAATGTTAGAAACGGATTAACTCTTGGAGCACATGGGGGACTTCAGTTTAATAGACTTCAAGGCTTTTTTCAAGAATATATAAATTATCCTATGGATATGACTAGTAGTAGAGTTGCAATTCAAACCCAAATAAACAATTATTATGGAATCTATTAAAGGATATAAATATCTTACAGAACAAGCAGCGCAAGATGCTGTAGATCTTTGCAATGCTTATTACGGTATACCTTCAAGCCCAACAAGTGTAACTACAACTTGGACAACTTATTACTACAGTTTAGGACCTGATACTCCTTTTTGGTTTATTCTTCATGATGATAGTCTTTTAGAAGTATTAGGCCCTCCTTCTGAATTTGAAATAGAATTTACAAATTAAAAGATATGCAAAATAAAAAAATGACCAACCCAACAGATGGGATAAATGAGTCAAATAAAAAACTTAGAGCTATTTATGATCAGCTCTGCTGCCTAACAGGAGCAGTAAACGATATTGATATTAACGTAGGAGACATTGAACTAGAAGTAGACGGAGTAGAAGAACTACTTCAAGATATTTTAGATGCCCTTAGTGGTGGAGGTAGCTACAACCAAATGAGTAGTGTATCTATAGCTGCTGCTGGAACTCAAACTTTTGTACCTAATTCAGTACATAGCTTTGCTTGGGAACTAGGAACAGGCGCTACTATTCAAATATCTAATGGAGTCACTACTAATACTTTTGAAAGTAACGGAAACCTTTCTTTTACTGCGCTTAATTCTCAGACCTTGACAATTACCGCAGTAGGAGGTACAGTTAAACTTATTTATATTTACTAAGATGGAATGTGCAATGGTTTCTTTCTCTGGAGGAGGAGGATTAAAATTTTGGCTTGAGAATTACTCAACCGCAACACAAACTAATGTATCTTTTACTCCTAAAGTAGCAGATGCTAATGTGTCTGTTGTATTTCAACCTAAAGGAACAGGAGCTATTTTGGCTCAAATACCCACAGGAACAACGGTAGGTGGAAATTCAAGAGGGCAGAACGCTGTTGATTTACAAATGGGAAGAAACAATGCCAACCAAGTTGCAAGTGGAAATTATAGTGTAATTACAGGGGGCATAAATAACCGTGCTTCAGGTAACAATAGTTTTGTTGGAGCAGGTGCTTCTTTATTGGCGAGTGGTGGCAGTTCGGGTATTGTATCAGGAACTTCTAACACAGCAAGTGGCAGCAACTCTTTTATAGGTGGTGGTCAGTCGAATACGGCATCAGGTACAGATAGTTTTGTAGGGGGAGGTAATGGGAATTTAGCATCGGGAACTCAAGCATTTTCAGGGGGTGGGATTGGTAATGCGTCAAGAAGTTTTTATAGTGTAGTTGGAGGAGGGTATTTTAATACGGCTAGTGCAGGAGCAGATGGGACTGCTGTTTTATCAGGAGGCTTTAATACAGCAGGGGGGAGTTGGAGTTGTATTGCAGGAGGTGCTTCAAATGCAAGTGGAACATACTGTTTTGTTGGAGCAGGTCAAAGCAATACAGCAGGAGGTAGTCATAGCGTTTGTGCAGGAGGGGAAAGTAATACAGCGAATGCGGGTTGGGCTACTATTGGAGGAGGGGCTCTGAACCAAGCGACAGGTAATTATTCAGTATCTGTCGGAGGGTATCAGAATTTAGCAACTGCGCTTAACTCTGCCATTGGAGGAGGAGATAGGAATACCGCATCAGGCGTAAACTCGGTTATATCAGGAGGAGGTGACCATATAGCAAATGCTCAATACAGCACTGTATCAGGAGGTTGGGCGAGTAGGGCTACTGCTCAATATGCAACTGTAAAAGGAGGTGCTTTAGCAAGTGCTTCTCTGTATGGTCAACAGGCTTTTGCAGCAGGAAGATTTGGAGGCGCAGGAATATTCGGAGACGCACAAGCACACGAACTCATTTGGCGTAGAGAAATAACAGGAACAGCACAAACAGAACTTTTCCTTGACGGAGCAAGTATAGCTGCTATTCTTCCAGCTACAAATGCTCTTTGGCAAGGAACTATTGAAATAGCTGCCATTTGTACTGTAACAGGTAACGGAACTACAACTGTAGGAGCCGTAGAAGCAACTTCTTATAAAGTTACAATTAAAAGAATTGGAACTACTACTTCACTTGTAGGAACTGTTCAAGAAATAGGAACTACTAATGCAGACGCTTCTATGTCTACTGGAGTCTTTACAATAGATAATAATGACGCAAACGAAAGCCTAAGAATACAATTTACTCCTCCCACTACTGCTGGATCCACTACAGTAATTCGTGTAGTAGCTACATTCAGAGGACTTCAAATTCAATATTAATAAAACTAAACTAAACTAAATAATCATGGCACTTAAAATTAATGCTGACGTACAGACTACCGATGGTTTTACTGTACAACCTTTCGTATTCCTTGACATTCAACTTTACAACGGATTTTCAAGAGCTATTCTTTCTTACTACAAAGATGAAGCTTCTTACTCAGAAGGAAAATCTACAGTAAATGTAAGTCTTCCTAATCTAGCCCCTGTTGAGTTGACTTATGAAGAATTCTTCGGTCCAGACTTAGCTATGTTGTTTCACAACAAGGCTATTGAATTAATCGAAGAAATCACCGGATCTGGAACTGTTGTAGTAGTTAAATAATCCAATGAAACTCTCTGCGACTCTTTACTCGGCCACCACTGTTTTTGCTTTTGTAGGAAGCTACTTTTTTAAGTTGGGTTCCGATTACGCAGAACAGTATCTTGCAATTGTTTCAGTCGTACTTTTAGATGGATTTTTTGGAACTATAGCCGGAACTAAGATTGAGGGGTTTAAAACCCACAAAGCTCTTAAAGTCATTAAAACTTTAGTTACCTGGATTCTTCTTCTTACAGGTGTTTTTATAATCGAAAAGAGTTTTGTAGGAACCGACTGGCTATCAGAAACAATTGCAGCTCCTTTTATTTTATTTCAACTTATTTCAGCCTTAAAGAACGCAGAGAGAGCAGGATTTATTAAAAACGAACTTCTTACTTTTATTTTAGATAAGGTAGATCGACACAAAGTTACAGCTACGGAAAAAGAAAAAGGGGAGTAAAAACTCCCCTTTCTTTTTAGCTTAATATCTGTAGATTTCTTTAGAGATGTCCACAACTTTGTCTTCAAGTGGACCTGAGTAAACTATTTCTTTAAAGGTTTTGCTGAATTCTGAAAATTTACCTTTTCTAAAAAGGTAAATATCCTGTCTAAATATAGGTTTATATTTAAACACAAACATCATTCCTTCATCTGTCTCGTAATAATCATAAAAGGATTTAAACTCTGTTATGTTATTTAAGAGACTAGCAGCAGTTACTCCTGTTCTAGTTTGAATCAATAAAGCATGAGGAACTCTAAAGTGAAAAAAGATACACTCTCTGTACTTTTTTCTAGCTCCATAATCATCTAGGTACACTCCTAATAGTCCAGCTCTTTTTAAAAGAGGCATACTGCCTTTTTCAAAAATCAACCCATATAGAATATTAGTAGTGTCATTGGTCACAGTGTCAACCATTTTTTTCCCTGATTTAAGTAAACATGCATAGGGTAATGCCAAATACCTTCTTCAGTGTGCCATTTAAATCTTTTGATAGCTTCAGCAAATCCGTCGTAATACTTTTCTCCTTTGTAGCCTCCTTGTTCCCCCATTAGAAGAATTGTAGAGTCACATACATACTCAACTGGTGAACCTGGGTACTTAAATGATTCCACTACAAAAGAGAAAGGTGCAATAAAATACCCTTTTTCTAGCAACTGTTTGATTTTCTCAGGAGGACTTTCGTGTAATCCGTAAGAATAAAAAGAAGCTTGAAAGTAATATCCCATTTTCCAGAATATCCATTCCCAGTTATCTGTAGGACTTTCGGTTACTTTGAGATCTACAGGAAAGATTAGTTTCTTTTCGTGATTAATGTGAATTAAATCCATTAATCCTTTACAAGCTTCTCCGTCATAAGTAAAGTTAAGTTCTACTTGGTATAGATTTTCTGTGTCTTCTGGTTGGCTAAAATAATGCTTTACAAAATCATTATACCTAAGACTATCTACTACGGATTGTACTTTTATAAACTGTTCAGAAGTTAAGACTTTTTTACCTCGGTTGTTACAGAGGAATTCGTAATAGTCTTGTCCGTCTTTCTGAAATTTAACTTTAAGTACATCGTGGCTAATCTTAGCTCCTGTCTTTTGATAAGCTAACTCTGGACTACCAGTAGTGAATAGGTGCCAAGCATAATCACCTACTTGTCCTGTAGGCTTAATTAAATCTGTAACTACGAATTGTTCATAGAACTTATCTTCTCCTTGAGTTAAGATAAGATCACAAGCGTCTCCTATCATTACATTTTCAGAGGGTTCGTCGTCGTCTGGGATTTCGCTTCCTTCTTGCTCTTGTAAGCGTTTAAGGAAGAGTTGTGGGCTATAAAGTAGTTTTTTAAGCAAACTTTGGTTTAACCCTTTGTTTTGTAAATAATTATTATCTATTATCATATAAATTTTTTCTTAGTTTAAATTCAAGTATAGCGAGTGCGTTCCAAGCTACAGCTATATCGTGGTCTAGTTCAGAGTCTTCTCCGTCTTTAAAGAAGTGTCTCATTAAGGCATTTTGGTAACTTTCAATTCCTCTTTCTTCTCCGATACGAAACCAGTTCTCCCAATCGTCTCCTTTCTCGTATTTATCGTGACCGTGTTTACTTCTAGCTACAACCTCTCTAACGGCTAAAGGAAACTGAGTACACAACACTGTGTAATAGGGAAGTTTTTCATCGTCAAATTTTAGAGCCTTTTCTGCACTCATGCCTTTACATATTTGTCAGAGTCTGGAATTTTAACACCTAGAATATCTGTTGCAAAAATAACACATTTGTCTATAAATTGTGCTACCTCAGACCTTTTGGCGTGTTCTAAACTCATAGGAACCTTAATAACGCTTTCGCTGATAGGAGAGTATTTCTCTTCATAAAAATACATATCTTTAAGAATAGTTACAATTTCTTCTTTAGAGTAAGCTTCTCCCTGCATCTCTTCAAAAGCTTGTTTAATAATTGGAAGTACAATTCCGAAAAAGTATCTCAGCTGAGGATTGCTTTTTTTGTCTTCGGAACGTACAAAACATATCTCTACATCACAGTAATTGTCTATTCCAAGAAGAGCCAAGAAATAACTTTGCATTAAATCTCGGTCTCCTTGGAGTTCAACAGTACCGTCTATC